GCCATCAAATAAACCCTCTCTCGCGCGAATGCATTTAGCTGAAATTTCTATTCTATGATCAACCTGTCCAAACAATTGTTTTGGCTCGCTCAAAGAAACAATTTCATAATAAATATCACCATATAAAACAAAATCCCCAACTCGAACAAAAAGATCTTGATCTTCTGTTAGTCTTCTTTTGTGAAAATGAACTACTATTGAAGCCTGTTTATCGATTCCAATTTTATTAGCCCACGCGGTTTCCAAATTTTCCCATTCAACTAATGCGTAAACTCTTACTGGAGGTAAGAACGTTTTCTCAATCGCTTCGCCATACAGTGAATGAAAATTTGTGTGCTCCAAGCTAATAGGATAATACAAAACTTGCTGCCCTATAACCCTCTCAATAAGTTCATCGTTGACTTGCTTAACTAAATCTCTTTCTTTTTTACCAACAAATAACGGAGGAGGAGACTGTGCCGGTTGATTCCATTTATTTTTTTCAGTCATTTTTTCAATTTATCCTACAAATATTGTCAAAGGCATTTTTTTTTGTACAGTGCTTATAGATTCAACTTTGGCAGCATCGGATTCAGCAAGTTTTGCATAAGTTAGCTCATCTAAAGTTGTTTTCAGTTCCTCCCTCAATTTATCTTGTTCTTCTTTCGCTTGAGTGAATAACTCACTGTGGTTTAACGTCACTGTTTCTCCTGGTATTGGTATAGTAGAGAATTTCCCTCGGACATGTCCTAACATCTCCTTCGTCAAGGATAAGGCAAATCTTCTAATCCATTGTTTACCAATTGAATTAATATTTTGATACGGAATATTTGCAAATGGTGCTGTATTCATGTTGTTAACGCCATTTATATTAACTTTATTGTCTGAATCTTCTTCCCACGCATCTTGTTTAACCGTAAATTCAACCCACATTGATTTTGGACTAACAGCAACCGGTGGTGGGTATATCCTTAATCTATTATTTTTCAATTCATATGAATAATGTGAATTTCTAGTATAGATTGCATCTTCAAAACCAGTCGACTGAAGTTTATTTTGCCAAACTGGAATTATTTGAAACTGTGAATCATCAGCCCACTGTCCATAATTCTGAAGATTTCCAACAGTGTTTAATCCTCCGTAATATCCATAAAATCTCCACATTGCTTGCGGAGTTTTATAATATACTCTCCTAATTGTAACTTTATTAGTTCCAACTTTATTATAAAAATCTTCCGCTGCAGTCTCTGATGTTGTTTTTATTATTGATTGTAAATCATAGTCTTGTTGGTTCACTGCGATATCAAAAGAAGCAGAATAAACATTTTCAAGTCCTCCAACATTTGCTTCTGTTGAAAACCCTTGCCCAACTCTCTTAGCATACTCAAACTTTACTCTTGGAAACTTTAACGAAATACGTTCATCAGGATAACTGGAAGAAAGTGCGTCTCCAGATCTTAGTTCTCCATTGTGATCAAAGGTTCCGGTTGTATTACCCAAAACATCTGAAAGGATATTTTTTGCTTGATGAATATTAACAATATATGAGTATTCTAGAACCGATTCTTCATAAGCAGCATAAACATTATGCTCTGTCAGTTCTATATCTAGAACATCTCCACCAAGTTTTTTATATGTATATGCAACTTGATCTGACGCTCCAGATAGAAAAGAGCTTGAGCCGTCACCACTTGTATATATTCCAAATGGAAGCGAACGTGGTACGTTACCTACGTTCCCAGTCGGAGGAAGAGCCACCGCGCTTGTTGTTTGCGAGGGTGTGAGAGTTGGAACAGCCATTCATGAAGATCTCCTATCACATTAAATAGTTTTGGAAAAAAGAAAACCCCAGTCCAACCGAAGTCAAACTGGGGTTTTCCACTAAAAATGGTTAATTCGAAAATTAACCTAGTAGATCTTGTACAATAACAATACCGTACATGTCAGGACGTACCATCTTCTTAGCGTAGCGAGTCATGACACCCTTACGTGGCACGAAATCCTCTACGCCAAAGATAGTAGGCGTTACCTGGAGAGGTACGTATGGAGCGTAAACAAATCCACTTTCAAGGAATGAACCGCCCTTGCGACCAACAAGGACAACATTTCTCAAGAAGTAAGGATCTACATATACGTCCCATTTCTTGCTAAGACTACCAGTCTTCACAGTACCAACTGAGCCTCTGTCACCATCGCCGGTGACATCAGCACGGAAACCAGAAGTAAACTCGAGGATGTTAGCAACCTCGGGGCCTACAACGATAAAGTTGGCTCCGCCGCGAAGCGTCTTACGATGGATCTGGGCAGATACATCATTAACGGTTTCGACAAGAGTCTCATACCATTCAGACACAGTACCAGTGAAGTCAGCACCAAGAAGTGATTCATTAGCAAGATTGCTAATTTCTGCACCAGTGTCTCTGGTAAGGAATCTACCTGGTCGACGAGACCAGTGATAAGTACCAGCAGTTGCACCCTTAACAAGATTCTGAAGAATTTCACGATCAATCTCGAGAGCAATTTGCTCTGAAAGAATGCCAGTGAGTTCAACTTCAGCATCAAGATTATGGTAAGCATTGAGATCCTGACCAAGTTCCGGAGTCCATTTAGCCTTGAGCTTCTTGGTTACAGCCGTAACTGATACGCTGTCGACTTTGATATCGATTTCCGGAATCTCTTGATTAAACTCAAGACCCCAAGTATCAGCACCGACAACCGCTCCGAGAGCATTGGTGGAGCCTGCAGCTGCAGTACCACCGAAGTTATCAGAATGCGGGAACGTAAAGTACATTTGCGAACCGGTAACTTCGCCCATGAATCCGTCCACATCGCCCGTGGACGCATCTCCGCGACCAATACAGTTGGCTTTGGTGTCATCTGTACACTCGAATGTCAATTGAATCTTGAGATTGGAACTAGTGGCATCATCCTTGGTAGTTGAACCTGAATGGATCTTTGTCAAGCGACGAACAAGACGGTTATAAGTCGTCGCGGTTTGGCGCTCGATCCCAACAAGATTCTTAAGATTCAAACCAGTCCACTGTGAACTACCAGTTGTGGAAACAACCATGCAATAGGAACCTGAAAGATCAGGATCAAAATCGACCATTCGATCGATGCTGTTGCCTTTACCTACTTCACCCTCTGCGTGGACAGTGAAGCCTGAAGGCAGCACTGCAGTAGTAGAGGTTGAACCAGTCGGTGAAGAATAACCATTGTTGAGGCTGTAAAAGCTCTCTTCAAGGTTATCGCCAGTAAGATCGACACCACCAGTAAGTTGCTGACCAACAACTCCACCGCCATAAACGGAATCATTTACTTCCAAACCAGATCTAGCATTAGTATGCTGGAAATCGAGGAAGAAAATGAGGCCGGAGGGGAGACTCATTGGTTGCACTGATACGAGATCATTAGCAATAAGCCCACCGAATACACGGCGGACAAGTGGGAATGCGACGGCTGCAAAACCTTCAACATCACCTGCGGCCATTGAAGAACCTTCACGAAGAAGCTCCTTGGCCTGATTTTCAAGAAGACGGGACATGCCGCTTCTTTCGCTATCGTTTACCAAGCCCTCCAGAAGTCCGGTTTTTTCCCATTTTGCAATCAGGGAAGCACCTTCCTTCTGAAGATCACGATTAACGATACCTTCAGTAAGTTTTTCTAAAACAGACATTATTAATTTCCTCCTTATAAATAAATTACTTTGTCTGGATACCAGCTAAAGTCCTCCAACGGCTTTTAACTGGATCTAATTTCCTTGTCTCGTCACGACGAGGCAAAGTTGTTGAAGAACGTTGAACTGCTTCACTTAGTGATTTTGGAGTTCGCTTACGCTCACTACCCACTGCGCTTTGAAGCGTTTCATAAATAACTTTCGTTTCTTCAACCGAATCGGTACTAGACAAAGCTTCGACAATCTTAGTTTTTTGTCGCTCATTCAGGGAGGTGTTAGTCAACACACGATTCGTGTACAATAACTTAGCATTTGATAGATTTACTTCTTCAAGTTTGTCTTTCAACTGCACAAGCATGTTCTTGTATTTTTTGTTTTTTTCAATAACAATTTTCTTTTCTTTTCGAAGCTTATCAATTGCTTCTTTCAGATCTTCTTTTTCTTTATCTTCTTCTAATTCTTCTATATCCTCTTGAGTTAATGCAATTTCTTCATTTTCTCTATCAAGAGTCTCATTTGATGCGCCGCCGGCTTGGCCGGTTGGTACATTTTTGACGTCAATAGTCAATTTTTCTATAATACTTGCAAGAAGATCTTCATTCAATTCATCATC